ACACACGTTTTGTTTAGGGCATTCCCGAAACGAAGCAGTCAATCAAGGTACGACCAGTGGCCGCTGCCGTCTTAGTTGTCAAGACAACCCCGCGCAATCGACCGCCAGCAAGCTCCTGCTGATAGCCGCTCGTATTCAGAGTAAGCTTTGATGCGCTAAGGGCGGTTAAGCCATTATCGGGAATGACGACATCGTCCGCAGTGTAGGTAATAGACACCTTTCCTAGGACGTTGCAGCGACCAAGCATCCGAAGAATGACGCTGTCACCAACACCGATCTCCAAACCTTCAGGAGCCTGAACAACGCCCATAGGGGCAAGCTGGCTAACCCCGCCATTGGACAGGACAGGCTTTACAGCCTTCCGGCAGTCAGGACTGTCGGCAGCAACGAGCGTAATCTGAAGGATGTCGCCATTCTGGACAGTGCCTCCAGAAGCATTTTCCGCAGAGATGTCCAGCGTAAGAGCTGAACCACCAAACATAAAGTCAGACATTTTAGTATCCCTCTCTTAGCTTAAAACTGAATCGCGCCAGAGAAATCGACGCAGCCCTGACGGGACAACGACGACGCAACCAGCATCGAAGTGAAGTAGGTATGGCTGAGGATCACATCGCTGTTAGGCGGCGTGAGGAACTCAGTCTGACGGAAGTCGTCCGAAGACAGGATGGCGAGCTGAAGGCCAATGGCCGTGCCCTTACCCTGAACAAGCGGGTTCTTTCCGGGAACCTCAAAGTATTCCGGCTTCAGGTTGAAGTCAGAGACTCCGCGCTTTCCACTGGTCGTCAAGAAGAAGGTCTTGCCAGTTGCTGAGAGTTCCTCATCGGGGACCACGGGGGTTCCGTTGAAGAGCAGGTTCTCAAAGCCCTGGTTCCACATCGCAACGTCTCGCTCTTCCTGATTAGGAGCAACGAGTCGCTTGAAGAAGCGGTAGACCTGCGGGTCCGTCAGGATGATGTCAGGATGAGTGCCCTTCTTAGAGCAGTTCATGTAGACCTCTTCCCAAACGTCTAGACCGTCAGTGCCGAACGCAGTGATTGCGCCGTACTGGTTAGACCACTCGGCAAAACCGCCAGCAAGGCCAGCCTTGTCAATGCCACCAACGGTCTTGACCTGACTTGCCGGGGGCAAGAACTCAAGCATCGACTGGAGGCCATTGATCTCCTTAGGAGTAGCCGTTCCAGCACCACCATCAGCGTAAAGCTGACGAGCGAGATCGTTGATCATGCTGATCTTAGAAATCGCCTGCTTGGCCTGAAGGAGGTTGACGATCTGGTACTTGCCACGGTTCTGAGCAAGCTCAGTGTTGTCAATGACCATCGAAGCGCGGTTCTTGTACCAGTTGGGGTAGCGGGCCTTGGTAGGACCGTCTTCCGCAGTGGTAGAGAAAGTCTCATAAGTGCCAATGGCACCAATGTTCTGCGACTCGGTGAGGACCACGGGGACACGACACTCAGTGCCTCCCTCGTAGACGACTGCGCCCTGGCGGTACATGTGCCAGAGGAGGGGGTTAGCCTGAACGATCTCCATCGCTACCGAAGCGCGTTCTGCCGCTGCGGTAGTCGAGTAGACCCGGTTCCAAGTAATAGTAGCTGTTGGATTTGCCACGATATTTCCTTATCTAGTTAGAAATTGTCTGGATTCAAGCCAGCTTCTTTGAGGGCTCTGGTGGCTGCATCAAGCATAGACTCTCGCCTAGGCTTAACAACGGTTCCACTACGAGCCGACACAGGAGCAGCCTGACGACGCTTTCGACTTTTTTGTTTAGTAGATACTGCCTTCATCTCAGCCTGTGCAACACGGGCAGCGAGACGGATGGCAGCGGCGGGGTTGACCTGTGCCAGCTCAGCAAGTTCAGGATCATTATCAATGATCTGACCTGTCAGCGGCGCAAGCTTCTGGTGATCGAGGTTGGGAGCAGAGGAAGCAAACTGTCGGTAAGCCCCTGTAACTCTCTCTCGATGTGCAACGGGTTGCATCTCCTGGGCCAAGTTCTTGATGCCAGAGGCTTCAAGTCTTTTCTGAACCTCCTTCTCAACGTAATAGGAGATTACGTCTTCAGGCTTTGCTCCCTGAGAAAGGTCAGGAGGACTATCCTCTTCAACCTCCTCAACGGGAGCCTGAGAATCCTGTCGTGCAAGCACGGCAGCATTAGCAGCGTCGATAGAATCGAAGTACTTATTTTCAAGAGTAGCCATTCGCTGCATTCTTTTAGTGAACGCAGCCTGCATGTTCTTGTAAGAAGACTTCAACTCTTCAGGAAGCTCTTCAGGGTTTCCACCCCAGAAAGAATCCTCGTCGCTTTCTTGCTCAGGTTCAACTTGGTCAGCTAGATGCTCTTCTTCACCATAGGCATCGTCAGCCTCACTACCGATCTCTTCAGAATTATCCTCGTCGAGGGTTTCTTCAAAGTTGTCGATGGGCGTCTCTAGTGTCATGGTTCCTCCAAACGCATTATCGCGTGATCTGGATATGAGTTTAACCAGAAAGTTTTGTCAAGTACCATCGGAACCATGCCAAACGAAAATATAAAAATTCAGATGTCTTCCTCAGAAATCTCAACCTGGGTCGAAAAGATCGAGGAGTCAGAAAGGATTATTGAGGAAAACCATCTCCCAATTTGGCGCTCTGTCCAGCATGCCTACTCGGCTGAAGGGGCTGGAGGGCCAGACGGTCTCCACTTTGAAGAGGGGCAGGAGGTTAACTTCAACTTCCTCTTGGCTAACGCCAACACCATCATTCCTGGGGTCATCTCAGCCAACCCATATATTTACGTTAAGCCTCGTCGTCCCGGTGACAAAGAGTCTGCTCGCGTGGCAGAGACTGCTTTGAATTACATCTGGAATGAGATTGACGGAAACAGAACAACTCGCAGCGTTGTCTTAGACACCATCCTGTTTGGCATAGGTGTGGCTAAGGTTGGCTACGAGGGGAGTGGCTCCTTCTACACAGAGGAAGACTACGACAGTGGCCCAGAGAAGCCGCTGCCTGGAGACGAGCAGGACGGAGCCCTTACTGCTGAGCAACAGCGACAGCTTCGTAGAATCATGGCAGACGACCAGATGTCGTTTGAGGAAGGCCCTGACGACAACCCAACGTACAACAGGGTTTGCCCGTGGGACCTACTCATCCCCCCTGGATACACAGACCTTAAGAAGTGTCCCTGGGTATGCGAGCGAATGATTGTTCGTCTTGACGACCTGAGAGAAGACGACAGGTTTAACGTCCCCCACAGTGTGGTCGCTGACTCCTGGCTTGAGGAAGCAATCCCAGCAACCCTTACTGGGTACTCGGCTCATAACAATCTCAACCAGCCTGAGATTGAGCCTGAGTATGTGACGCTCTATGAGGTTCGATACTGGGGTGATGTGGGTGACGGTCTTCGTCGTTACGTCATGTGGATGCTTAAGAACCCAGGAACTGGTGACGCTCAGGACTCTATCCTTCGGCACATCGCAGACCCGATTGAGATGAAGGGCTACCCCTACGAAGTCCTTCGATTTGTCGATGTCCCTAACAACTTCTACAGCACGCGAGTGGCTGACCTCTACTCCATCAAGGACATCGCTCAGCGTCTCAACGACGAATGGGCTTACATCCTTAGGCACCACCGCTTGTCTTCACGGCGCAAGTTCGTTGCTGCCCCTGGAGCCCTTGAGTCTGGTCAGCTTGCTGGACTCCTTGAGTCTGAGGAGGATATGGCTGTAGCTGAGGTTCCTGCCAGCGTGGCTAGGATTCAGGATGCTCTTATGCTTCTGCCTGAAGCCCCCCCTCCGAGTACCACTCCAATGGTCCTCAGTGGTCTGTCTAAGCTGATGTATGAGATCTCAGGCATTGACTCGTTCCAACGTGGAGGGGCAAGTCGTAAGGGGACTACAGCTACTGAGGTGGCTATCGCCTCTGCTGCTACTAAGGGTCGTGTTGGTATGCGCCTAGAGGGGACAGAGAAGTTCATCTCAAACATTGGCCGCAAGATGCTTTCAATCATGCGCCAATACTTTGATGAGGTTCGTTACCTAAGGATTGACGGGGATGCTGGAGATGATGAGTTCATTTCCTTCACCGCCTCTGACATCCAGGGCTTCTACGATGTGAACATTCAGGCTGGGTCTACAATCCCAGTTGATCCTGCGGAAGAGCAGAGAGCCTTTATGGGTCTGCTTCAGACTATCCAGGGAGTCACTGGAACGCTTGCTCCTCTGGTTCAGGGAGGAGTGCTTCCTCCTGATGCAATTCAGAACTTCATGGACCAAGCCTTCAAGGTATGGCGGCAAGACAAGAGAGTCCTTGTCGGTCCATTGTCGCAGCTACAAGGAGCAGCTATCTCTGCCGGGGCTGCTGGGCAAGCGGCTGAAGACCCACGCGCTGAGGGTGGGGTAGAGAATACTGGCATGGGGGCTGAAGGAGAGACCCTTGCTGGAAATGGGCCAAGAGAAGTGGCTCCGTCCAGCGCTGAAGCTGTGATGGGTAAATTCTAAAACTAAGGGGAAGTAATGCGTATTTACGAAATGAAGTGTGTGAGCCCTCTGTGTAGCAGGGACTTTGCTTGGACAACGAAGTCAGCCATCTATGACATCGCTGAGCGGTCTAACTTTAGAGAGGTTCAGTGCTGGCACTGTGGCCGCTTCGGAGCAGCTATAGCGGCAGTCGTTGACATCCCAAGCCCTAACGAAGAGAAGGCTCCAACAGCGCACCCCACCAGGGACGCCATCGAAGCCCTCCTTAGGAAGCAGGGGGAGATGCGCTTAAAGGACATCGTAGAGGCTAGCGGCCTGCCGAAAGAGGATGTGTACGAGGTTGTCTACAAGAATCCAGGCGACATCGTAAAGACAGGGTGGGGAGTCTACGGGCTTACTGCCGCCTCTTCCCACTGAGCAGCCTTCTCGTAGCAGACTGACTCTGCTCGTAAGTAGACCAGTCCTCGTCTGACCACTGGTTGTGGTCCATAGCCTTGTCCATATCCACTTCTGTGGCGTTGATCTTCGTCATTCCTCCAGGGGTGTAGTGGGCGACTGCATTGGCAATCATGGCTGAAACACAAGCGTCGTCGTTCTTTCCAGGGGGAGCAGCCATCCTTGCTTGCAGGGAGTCAATCCCGTCTTTGCTGTAGAGGATCGTTCTTGTGTACGCCTCCATCTCATCAAGGACTTGCCTTGAATGAATCTTGACGTAGCCCTCCTTGAGAGCCTTCTGCATCAGGCCAACCATCGCAGGCTTTGTCTTTCTGTTCGTGTCCCAGCCAAGGTGGATCCCAGGACCGCCAAGCGTGTCTGTGGTGATGCGCCTGTAGAGGTTCCAGTACCTAGAGCGCTCAAGCAGAGCTATCAGACCAGCCCCAAGGCCAGTCACCTCTGGAGCTAGGATGGCGTTGTTGTAGTGCATGGCGACAAGAAGACACAGGGGGGACAGAGCGTCTAACTCAATCTTCCCCCTCCACTCTGCAACCTGCTCAAGGGTAGCTAGGTTAAAGACACACAGGTGGTCCCAGTCACCACTCCCAGTTCCCTTGCTAACGTCAGCGCTAACTATGTACCGATACCCTGGCTCTGGGTCTGCCCAGACAGACATCCTCCCAATGCCATCAGCCGCCTCGTCAAGGACTGGCTTATAGGTGGAGTAGAGGCGCTCCCTACCTAGGGGATAGTTACTTGCGTCCCTTATCTCGTACCACTTATGTGGAGGAGCCACGTTCTCATCTGGTTTAATCGCGCCAGAGTACGGGAGGCACATCTCGCACCAGCACCCATGAATGTTCTTCTGAGCCTGGATGGAGTCCCTATCAAACACAGGGGAGCCTGAGGCGCTGAAAGCCTCCTCATCAGTGCTTGGGTACTCCTGATGGAAACGCTGCACAGAGCCGCCGCACTTAGAGGCAATCGTCTCTCTGCGCCATGACAGGTTCTCTAGGTCAATCCACTCCCCGAAGTTATCAAGGAGAGCCCTCTCTTCTGGGTTAATAGACTTCTCAAACTCCTCTGGAGAGCACTTAAGGGGGCGGGTGTACTCATCAACAATGAACCACGGGGTGAAGTAGGAAAACCACGTTGAGTCTGGGTCTCCTGGGTACTTCTTCTTAAGGGGCATCCAGGGGTACGGCTCCTCATTCCACACCCTGGCACCCAGGTACATCGTGTGGTGGAAGTCTCCTGAGCCGTTACAAGTAGACTCCGCGTAGGCAAAGGTCCCTGGCTCGTCAGGCATAGACTGGAGCGTGGCTAAGAAGTAACGCTCTGGCTGCTTGTAGAAGGCTACCTCTGAGAAGTGAGCGAGCCTAGCTGTCGTTCCACGAGCGTCTTCTGCGCTCTTCGCAGTCATCACCGTAAGCCTGCTTCGTAGACCGTTAGGACCAACAGGCGCTCTGAAGTCTAGTTCAGCCCTGTTGTTGTACTTCGTTAGTGGCTGAAGACGAGCAGGGAGGTTGTCTAAGAAGAGCTTTGTCTTTGTAAAGATGCTGTGAACAGCGTGGTCTGCGTGGGCAGCAATCAACCCAGCCTCATCACGCCTCGTCACACACCTGTGGAACATCCAGCCTTGAACGTGGGTACTGCATCCTGCCTGCCTAGCCTTGGCCTCCCAGACTCTGATGGGTATTCCTGCTGCGTCCATCTCATCAAGCATCTTCTGCCT